GCGTTACCGACACCACCGGAAGCCAACGCTCCCGTGATGGAGCGAGTGCCCAAATCAGACTTATCAATGTTCTTGATACCCATGTTAGGAAATCTCCGACACGCTCGCAGTAAAGGAACAAGTGTTCGCCGAACTAGAAACACGCAAGTACTTGCTCGCAGCCATCGCCAAACCAAGCGAAAGAATCAACGTGTCATTCGCTGCGACCTGTGCGTCATACACGAGGAACTCACTCGCGCCCGGCGTACCCTCGGCAGCGTCCAAACCAATGCGGATCGTCACCGCACTACCGGCTTGATTGCAGACAATAATGCTGCTGATGATGCCTTCCGTACTGGAAGGCGTCGTGTACAGAGTCGCGAACGTGCCAACGGCGGAAGTCCCCTGAACCTGTGCGAATTTGTATGCGGTTGCCATTCTTACACTCCTACTAGGAAGAAACTATTGAATGCGGCTGGTGCTTCTGCGGGAGCAGACCAAGTGAGGCCAGTTGACTCTCCCGATGCGGCAGTCAGAACTGTTCCGTTCGCGCCTACTGCCAACCGCGAAACGGTGTCTGCTGCCGTAGCAGCAATCAAGTCGCCCTTGGCATCAACGATTGTTGCTGCGATACCAGAGGCACTATCAACGAGTTGCCACGCCGACCCATTCCAGACGTACATTTCGTTAGTGCTTGAGTTGAAGTACAAAGCACCCGTTGCGAGCGCATCTCCATCATTGTCCACCGTGGGTGCTGACGATTTTGACCCAAGGTAGCGGTCATCAAAAGCATCTAGTGATGCAGCAGCAGAAGTAGCACTTGACGCGCTCGCCGTCGCAGACGAGGCACTCGCCGTAGCAGAAGTCCCAGACGCAGTAGCACTCGTAGCAGAAGCAGTAGCCGACGTTGCCGCCGCGGTAGCCGACGTAGCGGCAGCAGAAGCATTCGATGCACCAGTCGCAATAACCGAGTCAACGTAAGCCTTAGTGCTAGCGTCCTGCGCCGCTGTCGGATCACCCAAGCCCGTGATCTTGTTCGTTCCAGCAGCCAAAGCACCACCAAGAGTGGCGCTCGTGATCGTTTGGCCCGACAAGGTAGCCCCACCCGACAACGTGCCAGACAGAGTTGCCGCATTAATCGTCGGTGATGTGAGCGTGGCAGACGTAAACGTCTGACCAGTCATCGTCGCACCACCCGTGATCGTGCCACTCACCGTCGCAGCATTGATCGTCGGATTCGTCAAAGTCTTGTTGGTCAAAGTCTGCGTATCATTCTCACCAATAACGGCAGAACCAGACGCAAGCCCATGAACCTGCTCAGACGCATCCTCATGCGAACGAGAGTCGCTGAAGTCTCGAGCAGACACACCATGCTCAACACCAGCGCCAGCTGTGTGCGCCACACCAGACGTACCATCAACACCGCGAGTGATCGTCAACGTCGTGCCCGAGGCAGCCGTAACCGTGACCACTTCCTCGTTCACCGTGTCCTGATCAACGATCAAGGTGTACGGCACCGAGCCAGGGAAGCCAGTCGCGGCAGCAACAGTCATCGTCGTGGCGCTGTTAGTGATGTCACCCGTGAGCGTCGTGCGACGAGCGACAGAAGAGTAATAACGAGAGGGTGCCATCCGTATTCCTATCGGGTGTAGTGGCTACGTGTCGGGTAAATACGCTGCAAGCTCTGCGCCTCTTCAGCCAGACGCATCTGGTACATCTGTGTGAAGTAACGGCCCAACTGCGTAGATGCGTTCTGACGCATCTGGTTCGCATTAACGTCAGCCTCAGCCGACATGCCAGACAAGTGGGCAGCATCAAAGAACGGCACCATGCGGTACGCCGCACCCAAGCGGATCACATCCTGGGTGCTATCCGGCAAACCGGTCACCGTAGAGAACACATCCGACCCGCTTGACATTTGCGTCGGCACAGTCGTGTACACGATCTGCAAGTTGCGACCCGGCAGGATCGCGTCGTACACGCTCAACGACGTACCGTTAGTAAACGATGAAGTGTTGGCGTGCTGATCAAGCCGCCAGCGACGCACCGGCAGCCACTCTTTCGTAGGGCCAGTTGTAGACCACGACACGGCGAGAATCTCTTTCACACCCGTAGGCAACGGGTACGTCGTCTTAGCGGCGGTGTACGCGAGCGTCGTCGTACCGACGGCCCACAGGTCAGGGAACACCGCACTCACCGACTCGTTGATTGCCTGCTTGACGAGGCTACGGGGGAACAGGGGAGCGGAGATGACGCGAGTGCCAGACGAGTGCGCTGCAGCGGTAGTGCCACGGAAGCCTCGACCATACGGTGGCACCGTCATCGTGACAGCGACCTTGTCAACGTCATCAACCCACAGAAGTTCCTCACCGATCTCCACGAGGCCACGGCTTAGTGACTGCGTGCTGGCGATGTTCAACGTAGTTGCGGAATCAGTCGCAGACTGCGTCAAATGCGTTGATTGATCCTGCACCGTACTAAAACCATTCATGTACAAGATCGTCTGATCAATCATTTGGTCAAACGTGGTCACGAGGAATCAGCCCCCAACTTGTTCACAGCAGCGGCTGCTTTCTTCGTAGTGATCATGGACGTAGGCGGGTCTTTAGAAGCGTTGTAGGGCCGTCCTAGAGCCTTAGTTGCAGCCTTAGCGGCATCGACCTTCGCCAGGGTCGTCCCTTCCGGCATGATGCCGTGGGATCGAGCCTCACGGAACGCAGACAAGTCAGACTTCGTCTTCTCGTACATCGTCTGCAGGGAACTATTGATGACAGCAGAAACCGTTACGTTCGCCGACTGCAGGCACTCCGCATACGAGGCGCAATCCTTGGTCTTGCAACCTTCTCTGCAACTCATTCAACACTCACATAACTGCCGTACCCCGCAGAATTCACAACGGCGTACTCGGCATCGGTAAGGATGTGGTCACGACCACCACCGAAGTAGTAGTCAGCGGAATCGACCTCGTCCTGAGACGGGTCGGAAACTTGGGTAGCGACACCACTAGTAATCAGCAGGGAGATCCCTACGAGTACCGGGTATCTGCTCAGGAGTATGTGATTCGTGTACGCGATCTCCTGCGTAGGTGTTCGTAAAACGTAAGCCACATTTTCTCCAAAGGGTTGTAGTAGGGGGCCGCAGAATTGCAACACCGCGACCCCCCACTACGAGGGTTTCGATTAAGAAATCGAAGAGGATGACTCAATGCGGTAGAGAGCATCCTGGCGGTAAACACTCCAGCCTTGGAGTGAGTACCACCCGACCGGACGGTCACGCATGAGCTTGTCAACAACAGGCCCAATCACGATTCCCGGCTCAACAGAGGTCGCCTCAGCGAGCGCCTGCTGACCGCAGATGAACGTGCGGTACACGGGGATGCTTGAAGCGCCGTCAGCCGCGCTGTATCCACGCGGGGTCTCAACGACGTAAGCGCCGCCGTACACGCCGGTCACGGCGTTCAACAAGTTGCCGACATTCGGCTCTGTGTACTTGTTGATGTCCTCAAACGCCAATGAACCAGTCTCGGCACGCAGATCGTGCGCGACGAGCGGGTGCAGGTAGGCGGCGTAGAGAGTGCCGACCTTGGGGACGGCCTTGCCGGCACGCAGCTTGCTGACTGCCTTACGCAAGTCAGCTCCAGCGATAACGTCCTCAGCGGCGACCGACGCGGTGTTGGTCGGGTCGGACGAGCCGCCCGTTCCGAACAGCACGTTGGTGCCACCGTCAAGGACAGCAGCGACAACGGTGTCGAGCGAGTCAGCCATGTTGTAGGCCACGATGTTCGCAACAGCGGGGTCAACGTCGCTGAATGCGAGTTCACCGAGCTTGCGGGTCTGCAGCACGACATTGCCGTACTCAGCCAGCGTCACCGTGACTTGGCTGACGTTGCTAATTGCAACCGCGTCGGGATCCGTGCCCTCCGTCAACGTCGATGTCGCAGCCGACATGTCGTTGTACAGGGAGAACACTACGGACGATCCCGGCATTGCTTGCTGCACAGGCCGTTTATCGGCTAGCGCCCTATACATGGGCTGGCTGCGCAGAGCGAATTCAACGTACCGATCGTAAGCTGCTTGAACGAGATTACCAACGGCAGTTGTATTGGTGTAGGCATCTGCCATAGTTATTCACCTCCTTCATGGCGAATAGTTGGATGTCAAAGACGCAGTTAGAACGCCTCTGGCCCAGATGCGTTGCCAAACAGAACTCTGTTGAGTTCCTCTGGATTGGCTGCAGCGTTAATCAGCGCAGCAACTTGATCGGGGTCGCCAGACATGGTCTGGCCCGATGACTGTGCTTGGCTGATGCGATTTAGTGCTGCCACATGTGGGTCTTCTGCAGGCGAACGTCCTGCATCAGAGGACTCGGCCTGAATGCCGAAGATTTCTCCGTACTCAGTAACCCAGTTCTCAACCTCCTCAGCGGAGGTAATGTCCTTGGGGATGAACGCAGATATTTTCTCGTTCATGCCCTTAGACGCGAGTACATCTTTGATGGAACGGTCGCGGTGAGCAGTCTGCAAAGACTCGAGCGTTTCGCTCATCTCTTTGATCTGCTTATCTTTAGCCCGATTGGCTTTACGCAGTTCCCTCATGGCCTTCGAGTCATTAGATGAATCAGCGTCCTGATCCATGTCCAAATCGTCGTCGTCCCAAGTGATGTTCTCAGACATGCAATTACTCCCAATCAATAGATGAACGCAGACCGCAGCCACACTTGGGGGAGTGGGGCTGGCTTCTACTACCGGACTGTTTCTCGCTGAGGGCCGGCTAATCTCAGTCGGAGTGGACGAGGTGGGAGTCGAACCCACGTACCCTGACCTACCCACATGGGGTTTTAAATCAGGGTCTATCCAACGTTCTCGCCCTTGGCGGTTAGTACCCGCCGCGTCGGCTCAAAGTGCCCGACGTTATTGCTGAACTGCCGCTGAAGCGGGCACGTTCACGGGACTGCAAGCCCCGAACCTTCTTCTTCGCTGCTGGATCAAGATCCAGTTCAGCCAACGCCACCTCGTCATCAGACAGGGTGGCCTTCTCCAGATCAGCAAGCCTCGATGTCGCGTCACGCTGCTCCGCTATACCAGTCACGCGGGTACGGAAAGCATCAGCGTTCAAGTCTTGATCCCCGGCGAAAGCACCAGAGATCCTCTCGCTCGTGGCCCGACCGAAGTCCAGGCTGCCTTGAGCAGCGGTGCCACCAATCAAGGCGGCGTTAGCCATACGGTTGATCTCCGTGGTGGCCTTATCTGGATCTAACACGTAACCAACGAGAGCGTCGGCCTGAATGTTGTAGAACGAGCTGAGTGAGTTGCGAACCTCTTGCGGCGTGTCAGCGACCACGCGCTGCGCGTCCATGATGCGTTCCTCAACCTCATTCACGCTCAGGCTGAAGTCACCAACCAGATCGGCGATCTTCCCGTACTCCTCATCCGTGCCAGAAGTACCCAAGTATTCAGAAAGGTTGTTCTCGCGGAAGACGCGACGATAGTTCGACTCCAGTTGCAGGTACTCGGCCTCGTTACGAACGTCAGCGATACCGCGACCTTGCATCGCGAGCATGCCTCGGAAACGAGTCTTGTACTGATCCGTCTGCGTCAACTGCTCCGCAATCACCTCGGTGTTCGTACCGAAGTCACCGATCAGACGGTCAACGTCGCCCATCAAGGATTCCATGCCGTACTGAGTCAAGATGTTCCGCAGAAAAGCCTTCGCACCCAAACGTGCTTGACGCTTCTCCTCGTTCAGCTGCGCGTTCAGGTTGTTGTAGTACGCCGCCTGAGCCTTGTCTGCTGCAGACTGTTGACCTCCACCGGGTTCAGGACCTCCACCAGTCTCTGGTTTGGGCTGGTTGTACGTCGCTCGCAACGCGTCATTAGCTGCGTTAGAGGCAGCCTCAGCTGCTTGCAACTGGGCCTGAGCCTGATTCATGTTGATTGCAGGGTTACCCCGAGCAGCCGCTACCTTTGCCGCTGATGCTTGAAACCGACGGAATGCGGCATCAGCTTGTTCTTGTGGAGTAGCCATCAGCGGAATCCAAACCTGCGAAGCAAATCAGTACCGACCCTCGTGTACGCCGCGTAAGCGTTATTCGTCTTATCCCAGCGAGCGTCCTGCCGCACTAGCCGGTCATACTCATACAGCGGCAACACCGCAGGCGATCCATCGCCGCCCGTGTACTGCATCGCAGCCTTAATCACCGGGTCATCGAACGTCAACGAGTTAGCCTCTACTTCCAGAAGATTCGAAGCACGCGACCTGTAAGGAGCCACAAGGACGGAGGGGTCGTAACCTTCACGGATCTTGTCTGACCAAGCAGGGAATGCGCCGACAAGATACGTCTCACGGAGTTCCTGTTTGACATCGTCAAGGGTCTGCGCTCCCGTCGTTAACTTCATTACATAAGCGTCTGCTGCCTGGGCATCAAGATCGAGTCCGTTTGTAGCGGCCCAGTTCAACAGTTGAGTCTGGTTGTCACCAGCAGAACCGATGAGGTCAACGTCGTCGGCGAGTTGCTGCTCAAGGATCTGGTCAAGCCGGCTACGAATGTCCTGAACGTCGAATCCCATGCGGCGAGACTCATCGACCAGGCCCTCAAAGTCGAAGGCGTTGATGTCCACGCCACGCTGCCGAGCGACATCCTCAACGTCAAGACGAACCTTGTCCGTCTCGCGTGCAACATCAGGAGCCTTATCGGGCTGCACATCCTCAAGTGCGGCATCAATCTCAGAGCCAGTCAGGCCAGCGAAACGCTCAACCTTCTTGATCTCCGTATTAACGAACGTCTTGATGGCTTCAGGGTCACCACCGGACTGGTCGCGAATAAACTTCCGCAACTTCGTCCAGAACTCAAGAATGCTTCCTGACGGGTCGTTTGCCGCTAGTTCAAGAATATAGTTGTAGTCAGCGCGAAGCTGCTCCATCTCATCAGGAGCAAGCCGCTCGATAGTTTCCTCAGACATCTATGACAGCTCGCTTCTCTTGAACGTAAGCATTCATCGCATCCATCACCGTGGTGTCCAACTGGAACTTCTCAAACTCAGGACGCTTCGCGATCACCTCACGCAGAATGTCCTCACGGCCCTGAGCCGTAAGACCCTGCTGCTGCACAGTCATTGCCTTACCGCCGCTACTGATCGTCGGCTGCTCCACCTCAGCAGTACGGATACGCTTCGTGACCCGGTTAAGTTCCTTCTGATTCAACGGGCGACCAATCATCTCCAACGCCAGCGCGTTCGCTGTCGCGTTAATGTCCGATTCAGCCTGCTGCACGACAGACGTTCGAGGGCCGGTGTAGCCACCGCTACCACTACCGCTACCGGATCCGTCTGGGTCAAACGACCCCAAGTCACCCTTGAGAATGTCAGCGGCGTTTACGTCACCAGATGCAGCAGCCTGCAGGATCCCGTAATACGCATCACGCTGCCCTGGATACGTGCCGAGTTCCGACTGGGTTACTCGCCTCAAATCAGTCAGCAAGTTTTGGAACGCATCCTTATCCTTTTGGGCTGCGCCCGGTGGAAGACCCTTGGCGGCAAGTTTGTCAAAGTTACGGACACCCTCGTACACCGTCGTTATCAGAGGTTTGCCCGTTACGCCAAAACCCGACTCATACGTCGTGTACTCGTAGCCCGATGCAACGGGACGGTTATCGGACTGCGCCGGGGCCGCTTCAGTCACCGTCTGCCCTGGGCCTTGGGGAGTAGCTTGACCATGCCCGATCCAACTGCCAGGGTCATCACAGGTGTCTGGATCCGTGACGCTGTTACTCTTTTTGCCTTTAACTACGCAAGATCCCATCATTGCGACTCCTCCATAACAAAGTCTGGATCACCCTCAAGAACGGCCTCAATAAACCGCTTCGCCTGCTCTGACTCCTGCTTAATCTCAGCGAAAGCCGCATCCATGATTGCCGTCAAGCGCCTCTTCGATGCACGCTTCTCAGCACTAGTACCTTGAAGACCCTTCATCTCCGACTTGTAATACTTGTACACCTTGATTGACTCCTTCAAGAAGTACGCGGTGTCACCAAGTTCGCCGTCGCGGTCTTCCAAATACGTTATAAGCGACTGCACACCGTTAAGCTGCTTTTCGATGCGCGGCTTTGAAAACCCTTCAGGTACGTCTGAAGCGATCAATGCGTATGCCGGAAAATCAATCTTGATCTGGTCAATTCCTGCTTTCCTGGCATCCTTCAAGCGTGCAATCTGATCCATCGTGGTCGCGTTTTCGATCTCTTCCGCGTAGTACCGCTTCACGCGGTTAGCCTCAATCTGACCCTCAATGGCGAAAAACTCTTGGAACCGCTCAGATTCATTCTTGGGTGTGCGAATGCCCTTTTGAATGTTAAGTAGAGCATGCGTGAACATGTCGAACTCGCCCGTCTTCGGGGCAAGCCACCACGTAGCGTCACCGACCTTATTGAACAGTTCCGTAGTCTCTTCCGTCCTGTACCAATCCAGCACATCGTCAGTCGCTCGAACCTGAGCCAACGAGGCTGCTGCCTGCTCTGTCACGTTGTACTTCGTTGACGACAAAGTGAACGGCATCAAGTTCGTCCAGTTCTCAAACGTGCCGCTGCCCTCAGTAGGAGCCTGCATCGCGTACCACATGGACAGAGCCTTCTCGAACTGCAGAGGATCACCCTCGTACTTGTCCAGCAGCGTGTAGTAAGCATCGTCCATAGAGTCGATACCGAACTGCTTGGCGAAGTCAGAGGCAGAAGCGGTGTAACCCTGCGGGTATGCGGGAACGGTGAAACCGCCAACAAGGCGCAAGATCGTCAACGACAGGGCCGATAGGTTGGCGTGCTTCCATTGATCGGTCTGCCGGAACAATGTCTCATCAACAAGACCGGGTATCGCTGGTGTGCCATCCACGTTGAGCAAAGGCTCACCGTTGACGGTCAACTCATCCAGCAGTCCCTCAGCCTCCATAATCGCCATCGTGTCGAAGGCGGCGTTAGCCATGCTGGACTCAATCCACTCTGTGTCACCAGCGCGAAGCAGCTTCAAGGCTCCGGCTGGCAAGGCAGATTGGATGGCATCAAGTGCCATATTTCCCGATGGTTGGTTGTACTTACCTAGCACGAGAGTTCGCAACCCAGCTAAGGCTGGGAACTTACTGAACACGACGGCAATGGGGGCTGTGACTGGCCCCATAAGTGCCGGCACGTTCGCTGCCATGTCAAGCGACGGCGATAAACCTAACACTTTGCCGCTGATGCTGAACGGATTGAGGCCAGCGAACTCAGAAGCCTCAATCCCGAACATCTCAAGGATCGGGAATTGATTGTCACCAAGCGCAGTTGTGAGTGCCTTTTGCACTAACTGGTTGCCGGGGTAAGCGAAGTACATGTCACCCTGATCGTTCTCAAAGGTGAAGCCGTTCTCACCAAGCAGGTTGTAGACCAGCGCGGCCTTCCACACAGACTCTGGGCTAGTAGTCACCGTGCGCTGTACGCGACGGTAAAAATCTTCGGTGGCGCGGTAGTACCGGCTGACGTTACGAACCTTCCACGCCAGGTTGGATCGATTGGCGGGGTTGTCGATGTAACTGAGTGTCAGGTTGTACGCGGTGTCCATTGACTGCTGCGCGTACATCTTGTTAGCCAGCTCGATGTCAGCGTCCGTGACAGGAGCGTCGTCTCCGCGTCGCTTCGCGACAGCCTTCGCGAACTGTTGACGGGCTTGAGCGGTCTTCTCAAACTGATCCAAGTAGTTGGCAATGAAGATCGGTGACCGAGAGATACGAGCGTTCTGCCGGCCCATCCATCCGAAAGCCCGGTCGCCAAGTAACTGAGTCTCGTGCGTCGGGAACGGGATTAAGGGTTCTTGAATGGTTTCCCGACCGAAGATCTCGTCCGGTCGATCCTTAATTTTGATGTCGGCAAGCATTTCCTTGCTGACTGCTGCCTTCTGCACGGTGTCACCAGCGTCGTTGACAACTTTATCCCAGAACGTGGCAAACTCGTTGCCTTCGTCATCCACGCGCATGAACATGTCACGCA